CTACCGCAGGAATCTGTGCTAGTTTACCAGCCGCCAGAGCCGTAGCGCCAGCTTGTCCGTAACGGAACTGCCTACCATCGCGAGTGACCGCGAGCGTTCCGAGTGTGTGCTGTTTGGTCGCACTTTGCGTCCGAACATCTTGCATTTCAATTTGTAGTGGTCCTGTAAATGGCATATCATTCCTCCTTAAGTTGTCGTTACGCCGGTGATAACACCTGAACGTACTGGATCACGGTTGACAAAGTTTCCGTACATAACGATTTGGCGAACATCACCAAGACCGTTAGTTGGTTTAGCTTCTTTCGAAACTTGCCATGCAGTCGAGTTGACTTCTTCAAGTGCACCCTTAGTAACTGTTTGACCCATTTTGATGTTTTCACAGTAGGCAACTTGAGAGCTGACGAACTGCATGTGGTTCTCGTTCAGTGTGTAGATCAAGCCGGTAGGACACTGGTCATCTTTCACAACCGGAATACCACGGAAGTAGATAGCTTCGTAGCCAGCACGTCCGGCATCTTTAGCATCAACCGCGACACCCATTGGCGTGTAGGGTGAAACTCGGAGACTACCGCGTGATGTGTCATAGTTGCCACGGCTCTTGCTTTCAACCAGTTTCTCAATGAGCGCCCATACACTTTTAGTCGTAAGAATCAGGTTAGTTGCTTCCAAGCTTGATGCAGCTGCGCTACATAGATCCACCTGTGCTGCAAGGCTGTTGAATGAAACAACGCCAGCTGATGCAGGGGTAACCTGACCATTAATGGCCGTACCGTAAGTTGTTCGGCTTAGTCCACCGTATGAGCTTGAGTAAGTTCCGGCGTCTGTTGAAAGTTGAAGCCCTTCAATCGCGCTACCTGCACCAAGTCCGTAAAGACGAGTACCCGAAGCGGCGATAAGTGAATTCTTAACAACGTCAAATTTACGTTTGACTAGGTTAATAACCTGTGCCTTAGTCTGGTTAAGTCCAAGTTCTGCGTAGCCAATGATAACTGAGTCACCAAGACCTTTCGCTTCCCATTGAAGGTTAACGTCGGTAGAGTTGTCTGCCGTGTTAAAGTTACCGATTCCTTGGAAGTCGATAGCTGTCGAGATGTCAGACACCTGAATAGGCTGACGTTCATAAATACCCATGTCCCATGGCTTCATGTTTGTACCACCTGTTACGCGTCCTACAAGGACAGAGCTACCATGGATAGCGTCTACCACGAATGGTGCGACAGATTGACTTGTGGTCGTGATTAAACGAGTGTAGTCCAATGTATTTCTCCTTATTGTTAAATAAAAAGCTCCACGTATTAACCGTGGTTTCATTGGAAAACAAGAAAGCTCCCCGGCAAAGCCGAGAAGCTGTTAGGTACATTAAATCACACTTAAGGAGATTTTTCAATGCTATTCTTCGACGGGCACACTCCAGATGTTCTTGTGCGATCCCGATGTATATGCCTTTTGCTCGGCTGTTCCACCGGAAGCCGCTGAACTCCCGCCGATCATCGCGCCCTTTAACTTGGTGTCTTCGTTCGCTTTCTTCTCTGCCGCCTCAGCCGCTAACTTAGCCTCAGAGTTTTCAAACATCGTGAATGCCAGGCTAAATGATCGAATAGGAGCAATACCATTTTTCACACGCTCCGCGTTCTGGTCGGCCATGAATTTAAATACAGCTTCGGTTTTAACAGTTGAAGGGTCTTGGTCAAATCCTTCTTCTCCGGGCTTCAGTTTAGGTGCCTCAATCACACCTGAGTCAACAAGGTCCTTAATCTCAGCATCCCAGCCAGCTAACAAGTCTTTTTCCTGCTGTGCTGCGGTTTTAGTAGCTTCAGACTTGTCGAACTCACCTTGGCGATCTTCATATAGCTTGGCCATCTCGGCCTTGGCTTCCATAATTTCAGCGAGCTGCTTGGTACTTTTAGCGGTGAAATCTTCGGGTATAAACGAGCCTGGGTCGTTTGGGTCATAGGTAAGTTTAATCGTTTCTGTCGTTTCCTCGCCCAATTCGTCAGTTACAACTCGTTCGACTTCGACCCACAGATCGTCCGTTTGAGGCGCTGCCGTCTCTGCTGGCGGATCTTTAGGAGTCTCTGGTGCGGGCGGAGTTTCGGGGGCTGGGAGATCCTTTGGCGCTTCAACAGGTGGCACAACTGGATCAACAGGCTTATCAACCACAGGAGGCGTATAGTTGCCATCGTTAAGTATCTGGTCAACATAATCCTGCTCCTGTTCAGGGGTCATCTCAAAATCGAGTTCATTAGGGTTGGTAGATGGTGGGGTATCGACTGGGGCCGCTACAATTGGTGTTCCGTCTTCGTTCATATGTATCCTTTACTTATTGGTTTATAGGTTGAGGTGCTGGTTGGCCAGGTGCGCCTTGGACTTCGCCACCATTTGCTGCCACTATCGCGGCTACTTCTGGTGGTACATTGCCTTCGGCAGCTGGTGCGGGCTGCATGGCCAATTTGTTCATCTTACGGGATAGTTTTTCAATAATGTGGTCAACAAAGGCCGATACACGAGCGGCGGCGTCTGGGTTCTTCTGCTGGAGAATCATGTATTTATCGGTCTCAAGCCATTCTTGGAGGTACTGGCCATACTTCTCGCCAATATCTTCGCGCTCATCTGGCACTTTGTTACCGATAACAAGTTGCAAGTCCTCATTCGCCTCACGGTTGAACTTATTCTTGTCCACCTCCTGTAGGGAGGTAGCAGGGTCAACCTGTTCCAATAAGAGCTCTTTGTATGCAGCCTCGGGATCGTCGAATATATTAAGCTCTTTGTAGGCCGTAAGTGTTCCAATTTTGTTCGCTTTTAGTAATTCCATGACAGTAGCGCGCTTCTGGGCTCGATCTATTGGCAGAGATGTACCAGCCTTAACACCAATCTCAATGCCCACATTTTTAGCTATCTCAGCTTTGTGAATAGCTAACGCGACAAACTTACCATCATTCCCCAGGTATTTAACATATTCTTTCTCAGTGCAGTACATGTAGAATGCTTGCGCTAGTAGCTGGTAACAACGTGTCATTGAATCGTCAATACAATCTACTGGGTCAGAGAGACGCCCCTCAGCCTGATCACGGTTAATAACATCTTGACCAAGTGTTTTATTCTCCGTCTCCTGTCCACGGAGAGCAGCGTTAGAACCCCATATATTATCTATAGACTCACGAAGGTCTTTCTTATCCTCTATGATGTAATTTGGTAGCGGAGTAGACTGCCACACGGTAAATGACTTGTTAACATCTACGGAATCAAGGAGCACACGCTGGATAGGGCTGAACCTAATCTTGGCTACGTCCTTCTGACCGATGCTTCCCTTCGCAAAGATTGGTACACCCGTACCACCGTACTTGGCATTCTCGGCAATTGTCTGCCCGCGTTTGTTGTAGTTCATCTGAGAGTAGTGGGCTTGCTCCATGAATGATGTTTCGTCAATATGCCCCGAGCCATCAGATAAGAAGTTAAAGAATACGAATGGCATCATCTGGCTTTCAATAATGTTCTCACCCTTGTCGTTCCAGTTTGGGTTCTCTATCTTTCCAAATAGAAAGTTCTGCCAGCTCCAACCAACACAGAGGCGTTTCTTTTTATCGACGTCAACCCATAGCCACTCTTCTTCAATCTCGTAGATTCTCTCCATCTGAGAGGGTGTGCCTTTGGTAATACCGAATAACTCTTTGATCTTTTCTTCTTTGTCTGGGAATTGTGCAACGAGGTCATATACCGAACGCTCCAAAGTGTGCCCAAGATAGTCTGGTTCCTCAAATTGCCGGCCTCGCTTACCCATGCGTATAGTTCTTGGGTTTACGTGTTCTATGACGATCTTTCCAAGGACGGCGTCATAGCGAATCTTCAAGATACCCACACGCTCACCCTTTAGTAAATCCTGGATAGATAAACGTACCTTAGCTCGGCCATGCTGCTTCTCTACGTACTTCTGTAAAGCCTCTTCAAAGTCATGGGCGAACTGAATGCCTAAATCAGTTCCATTAGCTGGAGTCACCTCGGCGGCCGTGACACGCCCAACAAGGAAAGGTACAAGTGTACGCACAGAGGTAAACTGGCGGTTATCAGCATAGATCTCTTGGTAACGTTCGTCTACGAGTTGTTCTTCGACATACTTAGCAAGGTAGTCTTTGACGTTTTGTTCACGGATTTTCTGTAGGCCGTACTTCTGCCAGTGCCCATCAGCTTCAACACGACGTCTCTTACAAGCGTTAAGAAACATAACGTCATCCATGCCAGTAAAGTAAATAGTATCTTCCATAATTTTGAATACGCAAAAAGCCCCACGGGTACCTTTAAAAAAGGATAGCCGTAGGGCTGTTAGTTACACTATAGCACACTTTAAATGGTTAGTATACTTAATTTACCAGAGGTGAGGGCAATTAAGATCTGACCGCCTTATCCATATCGTCCTTACTAAATACCGCAGCTGACTGCTTAGGATACGCCTTTATGAAGTCTGCATTAGGCGTGCCATCTGCGTTGTATGGCTGAGCTAAGTCAAACTGGTGATCTTCAGCGTCAATCGAACGCATCCACTTAGCATGTCCTGAACTTACCCCCGCCCCTTTCCCGTTACAAGCCGTACACACGTGCTTATAATATGTACCGCCAATAACAGCGCTAAGATTACCAGGGTTCGTAAGACATATTTCACACTTATCCATTGCTCTCCTTCCTGAGGGCTGTTTTGCGTAAACCCCGGCCGATCGTGATTATCTCGGGTTCAGTCACTACAACCCCACTCTCGGACTGGTCAGGTGAGTAGAATGCATCGTCATCAGCCTCGACTGCTAGAGAGTCGGGGTCTTCACCTAGGAGCTGTTCGTTAAGACTTGTCATCAACACTCTCCAGGAGGGCATCTGCGGCATCCCTAAGCTCCCTAAGTAGTTTGATATTCTTCTTGTTCGTGCCGTGCTGTATCCACCGCCATGCTTGACTTGCAGAGAAAGTGACGCCATCTTGCTCCGTTACGTGAACTTTTAAATAGCCCTTACTATCTCCAACCTCAAGTTCTATAAAACCCCCGTTAGAGAAGCTGACACCCTTAGTTGTGGTCTTCGACTCTCTTACGCAAGTATCAACCTTCATATTTGTCATAACCCTTCCTAATCATGGTGTCTAACGTACCTCTGGGTGCAGGTTCGAGACCGCCATACTCTGCCACATCAGTTGAGTCATCTACAATGTCTTTAAGGCCGTTCCACTTATTACCTTCTAACACTCTATCCATTAACACCCTTGAACTGCGCGCCTCCTCTATCTGTTTCTCGGTAATACTTCTAAGGCCAATGACTTTGTCGCCGAACGTCATTGGCGCGGCCTCGTTAGCCTTTTCTTCAAAGTGACTGTCTTCAGGCCAAAACACCGTTTTTGTAGAGGTATCTCGTTCTACTGGAACACCTTTATAGTAAATAGCCTCAAAGCCCGCCGCACCCAGTGTACGATGGTACTCTACCCGTTCGCCAACCCATAGCCAAAACCTGTGGCTTAGTCGCTTAAGCCACCTCATCTCTATCCTCCTGGTCAATAGGATCGACAATAGTACTCACTGTTGCGAGCGATCCTGCTGCACTCGTGGCGTTCTCTACAGTTTGTACGACTGATCGAGTAGCATCAAAGATACCAGCCGCCTTAAGGTCAATTGGTTTCTTGGTCATATCCCGTAGATTAAATCCAAATCCCTTCTCTGACTCGAGTATCTGCTCTAGTCGGTAGTCTGCTGGCTCTGCTGCGTTGTTCATCAGCTTGCGGAATGTATCGAGTAAAGCTTTCTTATAAAGCGGTGAAATGTCCAACTGACTAGCACGTACAAGCATCGTTGCTCCACCAGGTAACACACCATCAGCCATAGCCGACTTTGTTGCCTCGATTGCATCCTCAACACGATAGCGTAGTTCTTCCATTTCTGTAGGGGTAGAACCCCCGACATTCACAATAGCGATCTTGCCCGTTAGTTTAGCGAGGCGCTGCTCAAGATTGTCCTTACGGTGTGAGCTTTTCTCTGTCTCGATTTGCTCTTGAATCTCTTTCACTCGTACCTCAATATCTTCCGCGGCCCCTGTGCCCTTGAAGATGATTGCATTATCTTGGGTTGTCACAACACGCTCGGCACTTCCAAAGTAGTCGTTATTCCCCTTAATAGCCTTGGAGTCTTCACCATTTACAAACAGCTTTGCTCCTACATACATAGCTATATCCTGCATGAATAGCAAAGCCTCATCATTGTAAGCAGGTGGTGGGATAACCACAGCGTTCAACTTACCCTCTAGGACGTTACGCATTAATGTATTCATGGCATCGCTGTTCATCCGCACCTCACCGATGATAACCAGGTTCTTATTATCCCCATTAACTACATGACTTAAGACTGGGATTATATCGTCATTACTGGCGATCTGCTTCTGTGTTACGAATATGAGAGGCTTTGGTAATTCGAGCTTTTGGTTGAGCGCGAAGAACCCTCTATCGAAGTAATAGCCACCAATCTTCTCAACATCAAGTGTGGGGTAGCTCTGTTCTCTAATCGTAATACCGCCGTTTGTGCCGATGTCTTCAAGCGTATCAGCTACAAGTGCCCCAATAGCAGGATCACCAGCTGATACAGTCGCAACGTCAAGTAAATGACCTTTAGCGTCTTCTGACTCTTCGTTGAGGAAGTCAATCACTTTACGGCTATCATCGGTAATCTGTTTCTTAAGTAGCATACCGTTCTCACCAGCTGCTACGAGCTTATGAATACCAAAGTATAGGTTAGCGCCTAGGGCCACAGTAGCCGTCGTACCGTCTCCGGCTGACCTATTAGTCTTCTCACTCGCCTGGCGGAGGATAGCGGCTGCATCATCCTCGGCTCGATCTGGTAAGATGGTGCGCTTAGCCACAGTTACACCGTCCCGGGTCAACGTAGCGTCCCCATAAGGCATACCTAGGATCACATTGTTACCCGCTGGACCGTATGTAGAACTAACGGTGTCGTACATCTTTGTCACCCCAGCCATGATCTTAGCTCGGGCTGCGTCACCTGTTAGGATGTTCTTAATCTCTCGCTTGGGCAAATTCATGATATAGCCACCTCTTCTTCCTTAGTCTCTTCTACCTCTGTTATATATAAGTTACCCTCCGCATCAGTCCTGAATTGTGTCTTTTCTGTTACGTCGTAGTTAAGTCGTTCAAGTGCAATATAGCTGAATATATCGAGCATGGCCTGGTCACGTCGTCGTGTAACATTACCAATTAAGTTGAGTTCTGTACGTTTTAGACTGAACGTCTTCTCGCCTGGGTTGCTGTTATTTTTGGTCATATTAATCTAAACTCCTCACTTGATTTAATAAAAATGTACCTTTGTCAGTTTTGACATAGCAAGACTTATTCCAGGACCACTCAAAGTATGTCTCACGCCCTGTTACTCTCGCATACGTGTCACACTGGTTCTTTTCTGAAATGTTCGCTACAGCATACTCCGACACCACTATGAGTAGCCCCACGAGCATCACCACGAACGCGGTCAGACCCGCGACAAACAATCTTTCTCTCATATTACTCTCCTGGTTCCGTTATAAATGACTCGTACTTAGTCCATGCCGCATGAGATGCGATAATGATGGGAAGCGCTTGTCTACGCACTGCTTGGCGCAGTTCCTCAATACTATCGAAATCATCGGCCTCTATTTGTTTGATACCACTTACCATAGGCTTGTCGTCAAGGTATATTGCCGTGTGACCAGGTTCCATATTTATCATGTTATTTCTCCTCCTTATTAGTTTCTTCATATCCAATTAACCGCCACCAAGGGATCAACGCGAATGTCTTACCGTCTTCCTCAAATGTCTGGCCACCCTCAGCGTATTCCTCCCAACGGACGATTGAGCCTATCCTTGAGCTCCATGCCTCGTACGCAGGATCACGGTCGAAACGCCCAAATGAAGAGGCTGTCATGTGTACGCCTGTGACAGACACAGCGACGAGCCGTCCATACTTCATAGACTCGCTCTCGTCAGTCCGTGACACGCCGTCATCGTCTCGCATGACCTCGATTAATACATTATTGTTTAGTGGTCTTGTCTTCATATTTCCTCCTTTACACATACATGTGATAATACTGTTTACAATAATGATTCCCGCACCGGGCCTCGATCACCCGCTCATGCCCCCGTGCCATCTGAACAGGAAAAGCGGCGTCGATGATACTAATGAACTTGTCAGATATAGCAACGAACGCCCGGCCACATTCCCAGCAGTACTGGTCACGGTACACTTTCCTGTCCATTGACTTGAGTGACACGGTAATTGGCATTGTGTTGTATGGTGTTCGAATCAACTTATCTACTTTCATCATCCACCCCCAACCACAAGCACACCTGCCTCTTTGTAATATCCTTGACCTTCTGTTGTTTCCACCACGCCTCCTCCTTGTTCTAACATCGGTTGTTCTGTTTGATATAGTTGCCACGCCCCGGCCAGAGCCATTACCAGGTCATCATGTGCATTATCCTCGGCCTCTGGTTTGCCTGTATTTGGGTTGATGATAAAGCTGAACATCTCATCAATGGTCGGACGATGGTATACGTGTAATAGTTCACCTTCAACAGCTGATTTAAGCTCCTGAAGCATCTTAGGGCGTGTACCTATATTCGTATCCCATCCAAGCTTGCCCGTGTCCACGAGTTGCCCCATTGAGCTAAGTGCCTTCATGGTGTAGATACGATAGTCTCCGTACCTGTTTAGCCGTCCTAGTCGCTCCATCTCAAACCCACCACCATTATTCCTCTCGAACGCCACAATAGGCGCAACACCCGTTTCCCTGTGTATCTGGGTGAGCTTCTCATGAAATAATGGAGTGGCAAAAGTGATTGTCACATTAGAGTGATAGACTAGTGGGACATCCAGCCATTTGTGGGACAGGAAATGTGCGGCCGTGTTATCAGCACCACCAGCCGAGGGATCGACGAAACAGATAATAAACTCACCTTGTTGGAATGGCCGGAATTGCCTAAACATGGTTTTGCTCCCATAACTTAACGCCTTCAAGCATTCGATATAGCGCTAAGTTGTCAAAATAACCAGCTCCCGATGTTACAAAAGCTTCCTCGGGGGTCATAGGGTATTCTTGCATACCAAGCTTACCTAATGCGCCACGCCTCTCATCGATGTACTCGGACGTATATTCCCATAATGGTGAGTAGAATAGACACGCAAATCCAGTCTTGCCCATCATGGACTCATCCCAGTACTTCTTATATGTATTGAACCCTGCTGCTGTGGTTTCAAGTATCTTGTGTGCGCTTGGCAAACATGCCTCACCTACCCCGGCCATAAGCTCATATACGTCAGCTAAGGACACCTCTGTAAGGTGAAGGAAAGTAATGTCGTCTCCACGTCCAAATGAAGTGTTACGAGCTGATCCCACTTGAAGAACATTCGTGAAGTGCTCTCCGTTCTTATCCTCTCCTTCCCACACCATCTGACTCTTGGAGTT